ACGGACAAGGTCCACATCTTCTCCATGAAGCACACGGGCGGGCTCCTCGGGCACTCGATCCAGTTCGCGAAGGTGAGTGGGCAGCAGATCGTGGCACCCCGCCTGGGCCTCCCCCTGATGTCCGATTGGCCCTTCGTCGACCACTACCGTACGGACTGGTCCTTCATCACGCGGACCGTCGACAAGTTCGGGGGCGCGCACTTCCACGACGAGGTGATCTGCGTCCTCCCACAAATGAACCAAGGGGCGATCTTTTGAAAAAGGAATGGCCCCTCGAGGCCGAGCGCGAGTTCTGGCGCGACGCGTGCGCCCCCGGCACGAGCGAACACTCCCTCTGGTGGTTCACGCGCATCGCGTGGGGCGCCGAGTGGTACTTCGTGAAGACGGGCAAGGCGCGCTGGCTCACGCCCGACCCGCACAAGCCGTTCCTCGAGTGGCTCGCCACCCACATCATGGAGTGGAAGGGCTGGTCGAAGCGCGGCGTCCAGAAGCGGAAGGTCCTCCTCAGCATCCTCCCTCGCGACGTCGGCAAGACCGTCTGCGGTACGAAGGCCGCGATGCTCTGGATGCACCTCGACGACCCGGACATTACGGCCTACATCGGCTCCGAGACGCACCCCAAGGCGAAGTCCTTCCTGGGGGCGACGAAGGGCGTCATCTCCGGCGAGGACGAGTACGCGTGGTTCGCGTGGCTCTACGGGAACTGGCGCGACAAGACTCGGAAGTGGAACGACTCCGAAATCTTCCACGCCGCGCGCAAGGCGATGTCCGTCTCGGAGCCCTCGCTCGGGACGTACGGGCTCGACATGGGCATCACCGGCATGCACCCCGTCGCCGTCGCCTACGACGACCCCGTCTCGCAGGAGACACTCTCGGAGAAGACGCTCAGCGACGGGCGCGACACGTACGACTCCGTGATGTACGCCCTCTCCAAGGCCGGCTTCTTCCTCGGGTCCATGACCCGCTACGCCCAGAACGACGTCGCGGGCCACATCATGAACACCGAGGGCGTCGCGACCTGGACAGGCATTCCGAACCCGGACCCTCACGGGATCGCCCCGAACGAGAATGGGCAGGTCCACGTCTACTTCCTCCAGGGGCGCGATAAGAACCGCAAGACGGACGAGTACCCGAAGGGGACGCCCGTCTTCCCGGCCGTGTACCCGTACGACGAACTCGAGCGGCGCGAACTAAACGACCCGATAGGGTTCTCGTCCCAGATTCAGAACACGCCCGCGATCGGCGAGCACATGCCCCTCGAATTCGCGCAACTCGAGCGGATGATCATCTCGCGCGACGACATGCCCGCGATCGACTTCGCGACGATCCACCTCGACTGCGCCTTCAAGCTCGAGGAACGCATCGCGAAGGGCGACTACAACGTCATCGCTGGCGCGCTCCACTCGCTTCAGGACAACGGGCTCGTCTTCATCGACCGCGTCATACGGAACAAGACGGACCGTGCGGAGCAGTTCATCTCGAAGCTCTGTGGGTACCTCATGAGCCTACGGGCTCGGGGCATACGCGTGAAGTTCATCACGGACGAACTCGAGGGCGGTGGGAAGGCCGGGACGTTCAAGGCACTCCTCCAGGTGTCCCTCGCGATGGCCGGCTTCCGCATCGGCCCGGACTCGATCCTCCTCTTCAACCGCACAGCGCGGAAGGCCGAGCGCCTCCGCAAGGCCGCGGCGTATTGGGCCGAGGGCTACGTCAAGCTCCCGCGGGGGATGGAGAACCTCGAGCGCTTGATGTACGAGATGGTCAACCTCGACAAGGGCGACCACGACGACATCACGGACGCCCTCTCGGACATCTGGCAACCAACCGTCTGGAAGAAACCGCTTCGCCCAGAGGCCTCACACAGCGTCGACCCCATGCAGCCAGGGGACGAGGTCCTCCGGCCGGGGCTCAACTACCGACTGGAACTGCACGGCGAGGCGCGCAGGCGCCGCGTCGCAGAGTACATGAACCCGGGTAGCACCGGAGAAAGCGAGTGGTATGACCACCCCGTCTGATTTCGAGGCACGGCACCCCTTCGTGAACTCGACCTTCAACGAGCCGCTCCACGTCATTGTTTTTGACCTCGAGACCCGCAAGGGCCCTGACGAGGTCGGGGGCTGGAACGCCCTCAAGCAGGGCAAGGGCGGCGTCTCGGCGCTCGTCGCGTACGACTCGCAGACGAATGACCACTACCTCTACGACGACTTCACCCTCGAGGACTTCGCTCGCCTCATCGAGCAGCCCGGCATCGTCCTCGTCGGGTACAACTCGAAGGAGTTCGACCTCCAGATCGTCCAGAACCTACTGAACCGGCGGGTCGCCGTCAAGTACCACATCGACATCTTCGACTACATCAAGGAAGCACTCGTCCGCGAGGGCCGCTCCCGCGAGCGCGGCTGGAAGCTAGGCGAGTCCTCGCTCCGCACTATGGGGATCGGGAAGTCCGGGAGCGGTGCCCACGCGCCTGAACTCGCGCGGCAGGGCCGCTTCGCGGAACTCATCACGTACTGCCGCGCCGACGTGGACCTCACGAGGCAACTCCTCGACTACGTCCGGCGCCACGGCGGCCTCCGGGATCACGACGGGGCCCTACTCGAAATTGACATCCCCGACTGGCTCCGGCTGCCACAGAAAGCCGGCATGGAGACCTGATGGCGTTCACTCAGATTCAGCGGCCGGCGAACCCAGAACTCTTCCGAGACGCCCTGGTCACCCTCGTGAACTCGAGGTTCGACTACTCGGAGAAGTACTTCCACGACGTCCGGACGAAGATGCCACGACTCTACGACGTGTGGCGCGGCATCTACACGGGCCGCTTCCACCCGCACAAGAACAACGTCCACGTCCCCTTCATCTACGCCGCCGTATGGGCCGACGCCGCGCGCAAGACGGCAGCGTCCCTGAACCAGTGGCCGATCATCCAGTTCCGCGGGTACGGGCCGAACGACAAACCCATCGCCTTAAAGAACGAGGCCCTCATCGGGGCCCAGATGAAGGACGCGGAAGCGTTCATGAAGGAAGTCAACACGCACGTCTGCGCCGGCCTCTACGGCACGGCCGTCTCGCAGGTGATGTGGGACCGCCGATGGGAGCACGTCAAGTACGACGAGTACGTCGCGATGCCCATGTCGAGCGAGCGCGCGCGCCAGATTCGCGAGGACGACGTCATCACGTTCGACGGCCCGAATTGGGAGAATGTCGACCTACTCGACGCGTTCCCGCAACCCGGCTTCCCCCGCGTCAAGCAGATGAAGTGGTTCGGCCGCCGGTACTACCTCGACCTCGACGATTGCCGCGCCCTCTCCTCCCCGAGCCCGGACGGGCGCGAGCCCATCTTCGACCCGGTCGAGGTCGCGCGCATGGAGCGCGAGGGCGCTAACGCCGACTCCACCGCGGACGACGTCGTCCAGCGGAAGTACATGGCGCGCCTCGGCATGTCCGACGACATGTCGCGCATCCTCGACAAGTTCAGCCGCCCCGTCGAAATCCGCGAGTATTGGGGCATCATTCCGAGCGAACTCTCCCTCGGTGGAGAGACGAACGTAGTCATCTCTCTCGCGAACCGGAAGTACCTCATGCGCGCGCGCGGGAACCCGTTCTGGCACCGGCAGAAGCCGTTCGTGCACCACTCGCCCACGCCGGACCCGAACTACTTCCACGCCGCGGGCAAGGCCGAGGTCGCCGAGAAGCTACAGTTGACCGCGAACCGATACGTCAACCAGCGCCTCGACGCGGCCGACATCGTGATCGACCCGATGTGGTTCTACGACCGCAACGCAGGTATCAACACGCAGGGCCTCTACGCGAAGCCCGGGCGCTGGATCGGGACGGACGGCCCGCCCGGCGACAAGTTGATGCCTATGCCCGTCGACCTCCGCGGCATGCAGGCCGGGGCGGGGATGACGGCCGAGATGGCCGCCTACATCGAGCGCGCTACGGGCATCACGGACGACACCGTCCAGGGCCTCGCGAGCGGCCCGGACCGCGAGACGGCCCGCGCCTTCATGAGCCGCCGAGAGGCGTCGGGGAGCAGGCTCCTCCTCGAGTCCCGCATCTACGAAGAGATGTACCTCGAGCCCCTCGCGAACATGATGATGCGCCTCAACCGGCAGTTCCTCGAGGGGCCCGTCGAGGTCTACATCCTCGGCGAGAACTCCCAGACGGACCCGGACACGGGCGCCCCGATCCAGGACACGCGGACGACCCTCGAAGGGTACGAACTCGCGAACTCCTACACGGCGCGCGCGGTCGGCGCCACGAACAACCTCTCGAAGCTCGTCCGCCGGCAGGAACTCGTACCGCTCCTCCAGGCCGTCTCGGCCAACCCGTACGCGGCCGGCGCCGTGAACTTCGTGAACTTCTTCCGGCAAATCTTCCGCGAGTTCGACATGGACAACGTGAACGAACTCATCAACCAGCACGCGCAACAGAACGCCCAGATGGCCCAGGTGATGGAGCAGGCCGGCTCGCGCGACGCGGCGGCCATCCCGGACAACACGCAAGGCACCGGGGACGGTGCGATGGCGCTGGCACAGTTTCTCGGCCAGTAAGAAAGGACCGCGTGATCAAGCCCTCACCGACTACGAACGAGGTCTTCACCCAGGAGGAACTCGCCGCGGCCGACCCGCGTGACCTCGTGTTCCTCCTCGGGTCGAAGGCCTACAACGACTTCTTCATCCCGCTCCTGATGGGGCTCCAGCAGCGCGCCATGACGTCCCTCGCGGACCCCAGCGTGCGCCGGCGCGACTCGAAGCCGGACGACTACCTGCGCGGGTACATCGCGGCCTGCCGCGCGATTCTGAACGCGCCGGGCGAAATCCTGCACGAGCAGGAGCAGCGGAACCGCGAGGAGGCGGAGCACGATTCGGTTTCAAAACGCTATGAGGAGATTGCTCATGGCGGACGCGGCCCGTACGGCGAGGAGCGCGCAGCTATCTCCCCTACGGACCCAATCTGAGCGGCAAGCGACGACCGTAGCCGCGAAAGGAGTACGACGTGAGCACCGAGAACCGCCCGTTCGACAGCCTCATGAGCCAGATTTCCCAGGACGTGCAGGCAGACTTCGACCAGGGCAAGCTCGGCGGGCCGACCCCGCCGCCTTCCGCACCCGCCCCTAGCGCGGCCCCGCAACCGGCCGCCGTGGCACCGGGCACTACCCCTGCGCCGACCGCAGGAGAGAAGCTGCTCGCGAACAAGTTCAAGTCCGTTGAGGAGTTGGAGAAGGGTCATCACATGCTGATCCATAACTTCAACGCCCTCAAGGCCGAGAACGACGCGCTTCTGGCTCGAGTCGCTGCCCCCGCGCAGCCGGCTCCGGCGCCCCTGACGCCTGGGAGGGTCGACCCCGCCCGGACAGTGGACCGCTCGGACCCCGACTACCAGAAGTGGGTTGAGCAGTACGGGATCGACCCGTCCGACATCGACGCGCGCATCGAGCGCCGCCTCGCGCAGGAGCGCGAAGTCGCGGGCGCTACGAACGCCGCGATGCAGGAGGCCGACGTCTACATGACGCAGGCGTACCCCGACTTCCTCCCCAAGGTGGAAGACGTCAAGGCCTTCGTCGTCGCAACGCCAGCCCTGAAGGATAGGGTGGCCGCCCTCTGGGCAGCCGGGCACTACGCGGCGGCGATGGAGATTGGGTACCTCGCGTACGACAACGCGCTCCGGACGACCCAGATCGCTCAGTCCGCCAACGACGCAACTCAGAATCAGGTGAACAGGGACCGCGGCGACGCGACCATGCTCACTTCACAGGCCGGAGGGGCTCGCGAGAGCGTCCCGTCGAACGACGGGTACCCACGCACCGAGGAAGATTGGGCGCGCATCAGGGCGCTCAGGACCGCGGGTCGCGTGGACGAAGCGAACCGCATCCTCTACGGTCCACTCATCGCACACATCCCGGACCTGAACCCGCGGATGTAGTGAGGTAACGCACCTTGTCCGTTTCCGCAGGCTCTTACAAATACGGTTTGGGCGGGCAGAGCAACGACGTCAACAGGGAAGACCTGATCGACGTCTACACGCTCCAGACCCCCTGGGATACGCCCTGGCTCGCCCAGGCGCCGAAGACCCAGGCGCAGTCCGTGCTGCACCAGTGGCTCGTCGACACGCTCCGTAGCCCCGTGACCACGGGAGCGATCGAAGGCGCGGCGTACGTGTACGTCACGTCGACGACCCCCACGCGCGTCTCCAACGTCTCGATGATCTTCCGCAAGGACATCGGCGTGACGCGTACCCAGATGAAGGCCAACCCGGCCGCGATCGGGAACACCTACACGCACGAGATCGACAAGGGGACGAAGGAACTCGCCACCGACATCGAGACGAGCGTGTTCGCGAACCTGACGTCGGCCACCGGCGCTACGGGTACCGCGCGCGTGATGAAGGGCTTCCAGAACTTCATCACGAGCAACACGGCCTACCCGGCCTCGCTCGGTGCTGCTGCGACGGCGGGGCAGCTGACAGTCAACGACTTCAACTCGATGCTCCAGACGATCTACACGGCGGGCGGGAACCCCGATCAGGTGTTCGTGTCCCCGGCCGTGAAGCGTCAGGTGTCCGCGTTCACGCTCACGCAGCAGAACCGGAACATCGCGGCGGCCGAGAAGAAGCTCATCCAGGGGATCGACATGTTCGACTCCGACTTCGGCCTGCTCGCGATCGTGCTGGATCGGCACGTGCCGCAGTCGACGAACACGACGACCGCTGCGAGCGGCGCCGCGACGGACGTTCGGGGGACGATGTTCATCCTCGAGCGCGCCAAGAACCGGTGGGCGTGGTTCGATCCCGTTCATCACGACTATGTCGGGAAGCTCGGCGATAGCGTGAACGGAATCCTGGTCGGCGAGGGATGCCTCGAGGTCCTCAACGAGAAGGCCAACGGCATGATCAAGTCGATCAACAACAAGAACGCCGCGCTCCTGGGCGACGCCTAAACAACCCAAGGTAGTGGGAGGGAAGGGGCACAGCGCCCCGTAAACGCGGCCCTCGTATGGTGCGTCGCGCGCACCCCAAACGCCTTCACCGGAGATACCCATGCCGAACCAGCGCAGCACCGGAAAGAACTACGCCCCCGAGTCCGTGAAGAACCCCGTTCTCGGTGAGCGCCTCCGCCGCGAACTCGCGCCGGACTCGCCCGCGAGCGACGCCTTCCCCGTCCCCGTCCCCGGAGTGGGCCCGAACGACGCAAAGTGCCAGGGCTCCGTCCCGAGCACGCCCGGCGTAACGGTCAGCCCCATCAGCATGCCAGTAGACAACAACCGGGTTCCCGGACGCTCGGGCGACGCCGGCCCCATGTAGGAGGCACGATGCCCCGCAACGAAGACCTCACCCCGAAGCAGCGCGCGAAGAAGTTTTCCACAGGCACCCACACGGCGAGCCAGACGGGCGCGCGCGGCCAGGCGTCCGAGGAGAACGTGACGCGCACCAAGCGCCAGATGTACAAGCAGGCGACCGAGTCAACCCAGAGCGACTTCGACCGGATGATCAGTCGGGGCGGGCGATGAAGCTAGGACTCGCCCCCGCGGACAAGAAGCTCCTCGAGGAGGTGTTCGACCCCGCCCTCACCAACGACCGGTCCCCGGAACTTGGGGGGTACCTCGAGGCGATTGAGCGCCTGAGTAAGATGAACAACGAGATCACGACGCGCGGGAGGTTCACGGGCGTCGGTGGCTTCTCTGAGGACTTCGGCATCCAGAAGGTCGCGCACATCCCGCTCAAGGTCGCGAACATCATCCTCACCGTCGACCCCGAAATCCTGACGGACAAGCGAAAGTTCTACGACTGGCTCAAGACGCCGATGGGCCGGAGATGCCGTTACCGTGGCGAGGCCCAATAGGGTCAGAAAGGAATACCGTGAGCGAGAAGTTCCGGCCGCACGATGACTGGAAGATGCACACGTACGCTCCCGCGAGGGGCGACTACTCAGCCTGCGTCTACTACAGGATAGAGGTCCCGTTCATGGGCCTCATGAAGCTCGGGCTTGCCGAGTGCTTCGAGGACCGCGGGAAGCACCACCACATCCCTGAAATCCGCGACCGGCGCTCCATCGTCTCGATGCTCACGTCCGACATCAACCTCTTCTACGCGATGGAACCAGAGTCGGGAGAGGGCCTGATGGAGTCGTGCAAGCGCATGAAGACGGGCACGATCAACGGGAAACTCATCTACCCTCCCTCGCTCGTGTACGACATCGACGACAACCTCGACTGGGTCCACCCGTTCAACAACACGTACGCGTGCTACGGCGTCCGCACCGAGGCCGGCGACCTCCTGAACCCTGGTGACTCCGTAGGCACGTTCCTTAACGACGGGCGCAAGATCATCATGTGGCAGGACGGCGTCACGGAGGGCGACAAAGGCTTCACGTTCAACATCGAGCGGAACCAGGCCTGGAACAAGAAACTCCACGAGTTCGTCCGGAAGTGCGACGGCTTCACGACGCCTAGTAAGTGGCTCGCGAAGTACCACCAGGAGACAAACGGGTACCCGATGACGCACGTCTTCCCGAACTCGATCATCCCGGAGGACTGGTACTTCCCGAACCTCGTCCCCCGGAAGAAGAACATCCGCGTCCTCTGGCAGGGCGGCGGCTCGCACATGAGCGACTGGTTCGCCCTCAAGCCTGCGATGATGTACATCGCGAAGAAGTATCCCCACGTGACGTTCGTCATCTTCGGGGAAGTTTTCAACTGGATTACGGACGCGATCCCCGAGAAGCAACTCGAGATTCACCCGTGGGTCCCGTACGAGGCCTACAAGACGAAGCGCGCGATCCTCGACTGCGACATCAACATCTGCGTCCTCCGCGACGACGAGTTCTCGCGGTCGAAGAGCGCGATCAAGTTCTACGAGGGCGCCCTCGGCCCCAAGCCCGAGGCGACGCTAGCGCCCAACATGCCCCCGTACAACGAGGAGATCGTCGACGGCGAGACCGGCCTCCTCTACGATCCAAACAAGGACCAACACCTCGCAGCCGAGTCCTTCGCGGCCAACCTCGAGGAACTCATCAAAAACATCGAGCTACGGAAGAAGGTCGCGGCAGGCGGCAAGGTCTCGGTCTTCGAGACCAGGCACTACCTCAAGACGGTCCCGGCCCTCTACGAATTTTACCAGGAACTCCGACTACGCAAGATGAAGGAGTGCCCCTATGACCCCGAGGCCGACAGGCTCCGCGCCGAAGCGAACGCCGCGGCAATGGCCCCCACCCCGGTGAAGCGAGTTACGCGCGCCAAGCGCAAGGCCGTCAAGGCGAGGAAGGTACGGAAGTGACCCTAGCGAACGCGAAAATCTACATCGCGCGAGTGGCCGGCGCGCAGGGAGACGCGAACAAGCTCGCCCTCGCGGGCGACGCGATCCTCGCGACGGCCGAGAAGTGGTCCAAGATGACGTGGGAGTACCTCAAGAAGGACAACGCCGTCACGCGGTCCGTCGTTGGCACCGTCGCGGGCGACACCGTCACCGTCACCGTCACGAGCACGGCCGGCCTCAACGTTGGGCAGGGCATCTCCGGCGGAGGCCTCGCGGCCGGGGCGACCGTCTCGAGCATCACGAGCCTCACCGTCTTCGTCCTGTCGAGCGCGGCCAGCACCGGCTCCCAGACCTTCACCGTGGCCGCTTACATCCCGATCCTCGTGGGCGTTCGCGACTACTACCTGCCGCACGACTTCAGCGACTTCTACTCGGCGCGCCTACTCACGTCGAAGCGGACGCTCGAGATCATCCGGGACCGCGAGGCGGACCGGAAGGTCGTGGACCAGGAGTCGACACAGGTGATGACGGGCCTCGGCCCAAGCTCCCCCGGCTCTGGCAGTGGCTTCACCGCGGCGGACCAGCGCGCGCGGATGAAGGCGTACATGGCGCCGGACGTGGCCGAGAACCTGCTCCTCAAGTACTACCGCAACATCGACGGCGCCGCGGACCCGGTCGACGTCCCGGACGACCTGATCTACACGTTCCTGGACGACTGCAAGGTCTGGTTCCTCTCGCAACTGAACTCGAGCGACCCGCGCATCGACATCCTCGGGGGCCTCTCCTCGAGGAACGTGAGCGCGGCCAACGCCGACGATCAAGAGATACAGGACGAGGACGTACGTATGAAATCTAGCATGGAGGTCTACGGGGACCGGCTCGTCATGCGCTCGTACCCGATCGACCCCTGGAGGACGTAATGGCCACCCCCTTCAAGGAGATGTACCATCAGGGCGTCGTGACGGCGCGCGACGCCTCCCTCCTCGGGGAAGGGGAGGTCGCGAAAGCAGACGACTGCATCTACCGCCCCAACGACCCGGCGATCTGGAAGGCGCCGGGTCGTACTGCCTACGGGACCGTCCACGCGGACACGGTCACGAGCGTCATCCTCTCCGGCCTGACCGCGACGAAGACAAACGGGTTCGGGTCGGACCTCTCGAGCACGACCGCCATAGGCTCCCGCACCGTCACGTCTTCGGCCCTCTTCTCGGCCGGCCTCGTGGGCCTGCGAGTCTACGGCTCGGGCATCCAATCCAACACGTACGTCGCGTCCTTCACGGACTCGAGCACGATCGTCCTATCGAAGCCGGCGACGGCGTCCGCCACGGTCACGCTCACGTACTCCACCTACGAGCCATTCATGTTCGTCAAGGGCGCCCTCACTGGCTCGAACGCCACGATCGTGAGCGTGGACTCCGCGTCGCAACTCACGCTCGACGTCGCGTCCACCGCGGGCACCGAGACCGTCGTCATCTCCTCGCCCGTCAAGGCCGTCCTCTACCTCACGTTCGACGCGGGCAACGCGGACGCGCTCCTGGCGTACGCGAACTCGCGCTTCTACTCGTCCCCATACACGGCCGACACCGGGACCTTCACCGCGTTCCTCACGGGCCTACAGAACTCGAGTGGGGAGGAGCACGCGGAGGCGATCAAGCACAATGAGGCGTACCTCGTGCTCTCGCCCGGGAACAAGCCGCGACGCGTCTACTACAAGGACGTCTCCGGGACGAACACGCTCACGTCCCGCTTCGCCGGGATGCAGCCCGTCACGACCATGCGGGCCGAGCGCATCGCCGGCACGTGGCCCCAGAACCTCGGGAACGCGACGTACTTCTTCCTCGTGACGGAGGTCTTCAACCCGGACTCCCCTGATGAGGTTGAGGGCACGTTCGACGGGGACCCGCAGTTCGTGACGATCGCGGACTTCACGACTCAGGCGGTCCGCATCCACAGGAACGCGGACGGCTCGACCTTCAAGTACAACGACGGGACTAACGGGACGAACCTCGCGACGCACTGGCGCATCTACATGTCTCCCGGCCAGCCCCTCACGAGCCCGATTCCGGCGTTTCATCTCTTTCGCCGCGTAGCGACCGTGGACATCTCCCAGGTCACGTTCGACCTACAGGACGGGAACCCGACGACGGCGTACGTCTCGGCTTCGGCCCAGGACAACAGCGGCTACATCGCATACGCTAACGCGGCCGGCCTAATTGGCGCCGCGGCCGTCACGGTCGCGAGTTGCTCGGCGACGGAGGACACGCTCGCCATCACGACGTCCTCGAGCGTGGCGAGTGTCAAGGTTGGGATGCCCGTCTACTTCGCGGGCATCGCGGCCGGCGCCGTCGTCGTCTCGGTAGTGACCGGGTCCCCGAACACCATCACGCTCGACAAGGCGCACACAGCGACCATCACGAGCCAGACGATCACGTTCGGCCCTGGCCAGAGCGTCGACGGTAATCTCGCCGAGACTCCCAACAACGCGGGCTCGATGGGCGCCCGCCTCCAGACGTTCGGCTTCATCAATACCTCAGCGTACTCTGGCCGGCCCGTCGTGGGCGTCGAGGTCCGCCTCCGCTACATGTGGGACGGCCCAGAACTCGGTGCTGATGGGGCGGGTGAGGACCGTGGGTTCAACATTAAGATGACGGTGAGCGGGGGCGACACTAACACGAAGCTCAACGTAGGGCACCGATCGGGGCAGGGATCGAGTGCAACGTTTGGCGGCCTCCGCATGGCGTACATCACGGCCGGTGGGAACGGCGACACGTGGGGCCGGACGTGGAACACGGGCCTCCAGGACTTCGTCGACGGGACCTTCCTACTCCACGTCGTACGCGCCGCGAGTGGAGTATACCAGAGGCACTACATCGACGGCGTCGAGGTCAAGGTCTACTTCTCCGGGGCCGACGTCAACCTCGACGGGGAGGAGTTCCGGACGATCCTATTCACGACCCAGATCGGGGAGACGGTCACGATCGGGGCCAACGGGCCCCCGCCCTCGTGCGACACCGGGGACATCATCGAGGGCCAGTTCGTCGTGAACGACCTCACGCAGGACGGCGTCGCGTGGGCGAGCGTCCCCGACGAGTTCGAGTACTTTCCCGCCTTCTACAAGGTCAACCTCTCGAGCCGTCGGCGAGAGAAGATCATGGTCATCCGACGTCTCGGGACGATCGGCCTCTTCTTCTGCCGGGACTCGATCAAGCGCCTCAACTACTTCCCCGTGGAGTCCGACGCGGACGCTCAACGCGGGCGCGCATGGGAGGACGTCGTAGTCAACCACGGGTGCGTCTCCAAGCGGGGAGTCGTCACGTTCGACTTCCCCGGGAGGGGCATCCTCGCGGCGTACGTCTCCCAGAACGCGCTCATGCTCACGGACGGGATCACGTGCTGGCCCGCGAACGAGGACCTCGCGTGGGCCTCGACGTTCTCGAGGGCGAACCTCACGAACGCACAACTCGAGGTCTATCCCGAACTGCACCTCCTCGCCCTCTACTACACGCCCGCGAGTGGGGCCTACAACACGCGCGCGTTCTACTTCAGCTACCACCCGTCGCACCTGAAGGCCGGCGGGCGCCTCGCCGCGATCGGGCCCGTGCAGGTCCGGGCGAAGAGCGCCGTCCACACGGACCTCAACGGGGCCTCGAAGCTACTCACGGGGAACCTCTCGGACGGGAAGGTCTACCTAGAGGACAGCGGGAACACGTCCGCGGACACGCTAGTCACGATCACGCCCGACATCCGCACCAGACTCATCTACCCGAACGACATCGGGGGTGAGGCGCGACTCGAGCGGTGCTGGCTCCGCGTGGGCGCCCACGGGAACTCAACGACGGGCGTCTGCACCGCAGCGCACGTCCGGCAGAACATCGGCGAGAACCTCACGAGCATCACCGGCACGGACTTCACAACGGACGCCACTACGCTCACGGACGACAAACTCGTCCGAATTGACCTAGACAATATGGCCGAGTCCTTCCAATTGAAGGTCTCGAAGGCGGACCTGAACGCATCGTTCAGACTCCACTACGCGACCCTCCTCGGCGAGGGCTATGGCCTGGAGAGTAATCGTGCGTAGGATAGCGCTCCTCCCATCGAAGGACATGGACAGGAGGGACTACGAGCTAATTAAGAAGCTCGACCTCGTCGCGTCCCAGACGCAGGCCGGCTTCCGGCAGATCGACCTGGGGAACGCACCGTCCTCGCCTGGACAGCCCCTCAACGATCACGGCCTCCTGGGCGGGCTCGGGGACGATGACCACCTCCAGTACTTCCTGCTCGCCGGAAGGGTAGATGGGCAGTCCGGGTACGGCTCGCCCGCGGATACGTCCGCGCTCAACGTGTGGTCTAGCGCGGGCGCATTCACCTCCGAGAGCACCAAGTCCGCGGGGTCCTCATGGGTAGTCTCTATTGACACGTCAGCGAGCGTGGGAGACATCGTCCTCCTACACCTCGTGACGCCCCCGTTCGCGAACGGGCTCAACACCACGACCTCGAACCACTCGTCCATCACGGACACGCAGGGCAACACGTGGACGAAGATCAAAGAGCGCACGTACTCGGACGCGTTCGGTAACGGGTGCGCCCAGAGCGTGTGGCGCTCGACGCTGACGACGGCCCTCACGGCAGCGTCCGACACGCTCACCGTGACGTACTCGGGCTCGATCGGGGCGATGGCCATCTCGAGTCACCGCTTCACTACGTCCGGCGCCGGCACGTTCGTAGTCGCAGGTACGGCGGAACTCGGAGAGGAGTCCTTCGTCGGCCCCGAGCCGTCCGCCCTCAACCTGAGCGGACTCACGCCAGGCGTCCAGTACCTCTTCTTCCGAGCGACGGGAAAGGGCCAGGCCGGCTCGACCGTCATCGGTTCGTACTTCGCCACGTCGGGCTACACCGCCTTCACCCACACGGGCTCGATCACGGCCGGCGGTACTGGGAACGTGGGCTCGTGCGGAGAGTACGGCATCGGGGCCTTAACTGCCAGCTTCACAGACCCACAACTCGGCTCGGCCGGTGGGCACTTCAGTTCGATCATGCTCGCTGTCGCGGTCGTCCCTAGCCCTGACGGCTTCCTACGCCTAGCCTCGCAGAACGCGTACCTCGCGGCCAAGATAGAACTCATAGACTCGGACATCTTTGCGTACGCGGACACGTTCAACTTCCTTGATGCGGGTGGCGCTACCGTACTCTCGTACATCGACGGCGATGACGGGGCGTTCATCGGGCCCGTTGAGCCTACCTCGCTCGTCGTAGTGGACGAGGACTTCTTCATCATCGGGTCCTCTGATCCTACTAAGCGAGTCAGGGTCGAGGTGGACGGTCTCACGGCCAATACGGACCGCACGCTGACCGTGCCCGACGTAGACGGTACTATCGTCGTCCACACCGGTGGCGGCGCGACCACACCACAACTCGACCACGCGGACCTCTCTGGGCTCACCACGGGCGATCCCCATACCCAGTACCTCCTCTTGGCGGGACGCTCTGGAGGTCAGAGGATCGGTGCCGGCACGCATGCTAGCGCGTCCCAGGCATCGGACCTAGCAATTGAGGGCCAGCTACTAATTGACCACCCGAACGCGAACACGTCGTTCGTCGCCTCTCGAGCGCTGGACGTCCGCTACAACCCCTTGGCAAATGGCACGTGCATCAACGTCGCACTGACCTTCACCAACTCGGTGACTTCTGGTACAGTGACAGGTATTGATCTGGTTGCCCTAGGCACGATGTCCGCCGGGGGTAGCAGCACACTACGCGGGTTTCGCTTCATCACCACTGGCAACGCAGGTACCGGCGCTACGGTACTGACCTCACAGGGTGGGTTGTTTCAGGTGTCGATGTCCACGGCCGGCGGAACGATCAACCGCTCCCTGGGGCTACAGGTAATCTCTCTAGGAGATACCAACGCCACCACTCACAGCAACGGGGTACAGGCGCTAGAGCTTCAAGTTAATCCGCGAGCGGCTACCACCACGTTACGCTGGCTCTCACTGCAGCAGGGGTCCGGCACAGCATCAGGTACAGTTTCCGAACTCTACCTTATCGACTGCGGGTCCACCCCTCACATAAATCAGGTCACAGTTGGGGACTGGACCGCGATCCGTATCTCTGACGCGCCCACGAACCCTGTCGGCGTCATACGTGGATTGAAGATTGGTGCGATCAAGAGTCACCACGTGGGACAACTTAGATTGGGGGATACGACCACCCCGACACACAGCCTAGAGATAGCGGCGGGCAGTGCGACGCGGGCCCCCCTCCTACTCACCAGCGGCGCACTACTGACTGCACCTGCCGCCGGCGTGCTGGAGCACTACCTTGACGGCTTCTACGTCACACCCTCAACCACGGTGACTCGTCAGCAGGTCGCCACGGACCTCAACGTCGTCTGCGCAGACGGTGAGGTCGTGACGTCAGACGACGACCTCGTACTGGTATAGCCCATGCCCGCACTGAATACCAAGGCCGATGCCCTACTCTCCACGACTACCGTAGCCTTCAACGCTAACGCCGACACCACCCTCTTCACCGTACCCACCGGCAAACGGTGCGTGCTCACGCAGGTTATCGTGGTAGCGGGGGCGGACGCCGGCGCCACAACGCAGATGTCGGTGGGACAGGATACTGCCGAGACGGATTTTCTGGCGGCTAACACTCTATCTAACCTCGATGCTGCGAACGACACGGTGGTGCTGCGCCCCATCCCGAACACCACCCCACTAAAGGGAAAATCGTACGCGGCGGGCACAGTGATCCAGGCCCAGGTGACGAACCAGTCCGGGGGCGCTACAAATACAGTCTACCTGTTCGGGTTCCTCTACTAGCCATGGCGACCAAACCACAGGCGAAGGCGGCGATAGACTCTGGGGCGATCTTCTTCAAGAACGATATCGACAGCATCCTCCCAACTGGTGTGAACATCGTAGAAGGAAACCTTCACTTCAACCCTAATAGGGGAGACCTACACATGGAGGCGCCCGACGAAGCGACGGCGCTCTCCTGGGCGAGTACTATCTCGGCAAACCTAACTACGGCGGGACGCACTCATCAAATCAGTCACACAGGCAGACGCGCGCGCGAGGGCGAGGCGCAACGCCGCATCATGGTACAGTCGGCTCTCATCGTCTACCACATCCGAGTCGCATAGGAGAACTGCATGAACCCCTTCGCAACAATCGGCCTCTCACTCCTCGGCGGCCTCGGTGGCTTCCTCGGGGGAGGCGGTGGGCAGAAGCCGATCGACCCCGCGCTCCTCGCTCGTCTATTCGGCCCAAACGCGCTCGCGGGCGATACCCAAACGCTCTTCAACACGCTACAGGGCTCGCCGGCCTTCGCCGCGATGCTGAGTTCCGCGTCCGAGTCCGGCGCCCTCGCGGGGCAGCGTACGCGCGCCAACCTCGCGCGCGCAGGCCTCGGCGGGAGCGGAGTGGGCGCCGTCTCGAGCGCCGTCTCGCGCGGCTTCGGCACGAACCTGCAACTAGGCGCTCGCGCGAACCTCTGGAACTCCGCACTCCAGGCCGCGAGGGAGAACCTCGGGATGCGGGCCGGCATCTGGGGACAGAGTATGCTCGGCGCTCAGAACCGGCCGACGCTCGCGCAGCAGTTCGGGCAGGGCCTGACGGGCGCCGCCGCTACGGGCCTCACGGCCATGATGGCGCCCAAGGCCGCGAAAGGCGCGGCCCCGGAGCCTTCTGGCGCCTACACGCCTACCACGTCCGTTGTCTCGGCCCCTATGCGGCGCGTCGGCGGTGACACTATGATGACGGGCTCGGACCCGTTCGACCGGCGCTTCAACGTCGGCTTCGGGAGGTAACGATGGCCGCGTACGGGCACCCGTTCTTCACCGGTGGGGTCACGCCGGGCCAGCCGAGTGGCCCCTCCAGCTTCTTCTCCGAGTTCGACGAGGCAATGACGCCCGCACTCGACGCCTCTAGGAAGGCTGCAGAGGAGCGCTACAGCGCGACCGTCGGGATGATCAACCAGGCGATCGAGCACCAGGGAGGACTCTCTAACCCCATCCCCTCCGTCCCGGTCCCCGAGCAGGCGAACCCCCTACTCGCGTCCCTCGCGGGATTCTTCGCCCACCTGAACCAGGCCCAGGGCGGCGGAGGCGGCGCGGTCGCCGGCCTACAGAACACGCTCTCGTCCCTCGCGTCCGACCGCGAGCGCGCCATCGCGACGAACCAGCGCGCAGAGCAATCCTTCTCCCTCTCGCAGTTCGGGACGACGGAGGACCTCCACAAGGATATGCTCACGGCGCAGCGCGACAAGGCGGCCGAGATGGGCGACCTCGACAAGGCCTTCCAACACAACAAGGCCCTCTACGCACTCGAGCGCCAGAAGTCCAAGGAACTCCGTGAGGCCCAGGCCTCGGCGGCAGAGGGCAAGGCCGCGACGACCCAGAGGAACACGCAGGAAAACATCAGGCTCCGCGCGCAACTCCGCGAGAAGCAGATTCGGATGCAGAACCAGTTCAAGAAGGAGGCCGAGAGCAAAGCGATGACGCCGGAGCAGCGGGCCCGCATGGCCCAGGTCAACGCGCGCGTCGCGGAACTCCGGGCCGAGATGGACGACTACCGCGGAGCTAAGGACATCGCGGGCGAGGCAGTAAACTCCCCCGAGGACATCTCGGAACGGGAGGTAGAAATCCACCAGCAGATCACGGAGATGTACGACGCGGTCCGTCAGGAGTTCGGGGCTGGAGGCACGAGGGCCCCCGCGGCCCCTGTGACGCCGCCCTCGACGCCGTCCGGCGCCGTGTCCGACAAGGTGAAGTCCGCAGCGGAGCGCCTCCGCGGGTCCGCCCTCTTCAACTAGAATGGAGCCCACGTGGCCGACGAAGAGCAGGAAGAACAGATCAGTCCGTACGAGGTAGCGGAGTTCAAGGACCCGAACGCTAAGGCGGTCCACTCCGGCCTCGTTTCCCTCATCAGGAACAAGCTCGGCCCCGACATGGCCGACCTGACGGAGTCCGAGGTACTCGAGGCCGCGCACCAGGCGTACGGCCCCGACATGTCGCCCGACGACTTCATGGGCGGCGC